TCTTGAAATCTATTCTTAACAGATTCCTGCTCAAAGAATGATTTGATTGTGTTCTGTTGTTTTACGGGTGTGTTTTCCATGTTGTTTGTTATTTAATTAGTAAATCAATAATTGCCCACATAAAGGAGCATAAGAACGATCCTGCAATGATAGCTGACAAGCCCATTGCGAATACTTGAATGTTTGTTGGTTCAATTGGTTTCATGTTTTAGTTTTTTTGTTTCGGCAAAGATACGGCAAACTTTATCATATATCCTAATGTTATTATTAGGAAAATGTTTTTATCTTTGTCGGCATGAAATCGAAAGAACCTTTTTCCCTTCAAATATGGAAGTTGCGAAAACTTAAAGGAGTAACACAGCAACAGATTGCCGATGCGATGGGCTATTCCAATGCCTCGTTTATAAGTCAAATCGAAACAGGACGAGAGAATATAACACCTAAATTAGCATTTGAATTGCTCAAGGCAATAAAGGACTGCCATAAAGCGAACCAACTTAAAATAAAAGCACGATGAAAGATTGGCTAGTAATTGGAATACTTATCACTTGGGCTGCAATGATTTCGATATTGACCTCCAAACGATCACGAAAAAGGATTGAAAATAATGATAGTGATGAGTTTTATGAAGGGTGATGTGCTGCTAACGGTTCCGCTATGTGCAGTTTGGGATTTGAAATATAAAAGTTTCAATTCAGCACAAAAGCCGATTAGAATTACTACTGTTGAATTTAGCAATTCAGCCCCACTTGCACAAAACCGATGTTAGCTGATGTGCTTTCTCGGATTATTTTTTAAACAACATTAAAATTTCAAAATATGTCAAACTGGTTCACAAAAATAGACATTTCATTTAGAAACGAATTAAAAGGATATGGTAAATCCTACTCTGAAATAGAAAAAGGTTGCGATTTACTATTAAAAACACTCGGTACGTTATACAATAAAATCCCGTCTTGGGTTCACACTGAATACAATGGTGTTTATTCGGAAGATGCTTACAACAAAAATTACTTATGGTATAATGCAATTGAAAAAGTAGAAGAATCAAAAGACAATTTTGAATTTTGTAAATCATTTTCTAATAATGAAATAACGCAAGAAGAATGGTTTGAATATGATTTTGATGGCGACTTACTTGGTATGTTCAATGGTTATCTTGGTGAATTTTATGATTTATGTGATTCCTATGTTTCTACAAATAAAAAGTTCTGTTGGGTGTCTTTGTAGCATATCAGCTAACGGACGAGTATTTGCGTTCGGTTTGGGATTTGAAAAACGAAACTTTAATATAACTACAAATGGAAAATAAAAGCACAAATGTTGAAACTGGCACTACTGCCCAAACTGACGCAAATACTGTGTTAGCAGAAGTAAAATGTGCGCAGGGGTGGCACGATGGTTCATGTTGCTGTAATTGCAAAAACCAAATAGAATTGCGAAGACACCCGATGAACACAAATTTTGGTGAGGGTAGTATTATGGATAGTTGCGGATGGGTATGCATGAACCCTGAATTAACAGAGGGTAAATGCGGAATATACTTTGATAGGCAACATGGAATGTGTGAATGTCATGTGCGCAGGTAGATTTTATTTCTGCTAACGTCCGATGGCTTTGCGTTCGGGCAAGATTTTAACCACTAAATTTCAATAGAATGAATAAAGATGACTTAACCACAAATGCTCAATCAACGCTGTTCGCCTTGCCTGACGCAAAACCATTGTTAGGTGCAGGGCTTACTTGCAATAGCTGTGAACACCGCCAAAGGCATCAATGCAATAGTAAAGTGTTTCAATATTGCGGTGTTCGTAAAAGCAACCGAACCGATAATGGATTGCTAAAGATTAAATGCAAAACGGTTGCTTGTCCGTTGTACGAGCCTTGCACCTAACGTTTTGCACATTTGCGATGGGCGGGATTAAAAGAACGAATTTATCAACTTAAAATACACTTAATAAAATGGACAAAATTTCAAATAACCACGAAGCCCCGCCTATTGCAAATGTGCTGTTAGCGGATAGTGCTTCGCAAATGACTTGCTCTTGTGGTAAAATATCTAACATACCACTATGTCGTGAATGTTTTGATAAGGGATTGCTTCGGAGTGAAAGCAGGTTTAAAAAGCCTTCTGGTGTGTCAAATATCTATTTTATATGGACAATGATTGTAATGGCAATACTTGGCTTAATTGCCGCTTGGTTGCAGTTATAGCATTTCCGCTAACTACTTAATAGCCGCGACAAACCCACCCAATTAACCACAATTCAGACCGATAGGCGCAACAGTTTTGCGGATATGCACCCCAACCAAATCGCAAAACCAAGCGAAAGACCGCAGTAAGATACCAATTCCCCTGACTGTTCCCATTGTAATGGCTTTGCAAGAGCAGGATGCGAATATATTTCAATGTGATGTTTGGGAGCAGATACAGGATGCTGAGTAGTTGTTATTTCCATAGCTTGAAAGATAGTTGATTTCGGGATTGGAAGCCACATATACCAATTAACAGTATCAAATCCGATTATCTCCTGCGATACGAACACCCGACCATCAGGCATAGTATCAGGAAATTGGCGAGGATTCTCCGACCACCCGTAATATATTACAGTATCACTCCCCATCCTGTTTCTTTTTGAATTGTTGTATCATTAAGGCAAGACCAGTACCAACCCCCGACCATGTAATCATTCCTGCTGCTGCTGTTTCAGATTTCATTCGCCCGGTTAGTAATCCAAATCCGAAATAAAAAAGGATCGGCATGATAATAAATAGCCCGGCATTTGACCAAGTTAAATATTTTTCAAACCATTTTTTTCTTGCAGCCATGATCAGCTAAAATAAAGATGCAATTCTGCCCTCCTGCGATTGATTAACCCATTTGATGGTTTGCCTGCTGCGTTTACCCATTTCATAAACTCATGTGCAATTTGCGGATCGTTTGGATTTGCGTTCACTAATTTCAGTAGAGTTGATTTCTTTAATGCACCAACTCCCAAGTTAAACGCAAATGATATCAACGCTGATCTCTGATTATCGTTTACAGTTGATTTAACGATCTTATTCACTTCCGATGCAAACTTGGTTACTGTGGTTAATAATAATGATTCTGCACGCTGCTGACTTATTGCATCTCCCGAATTAACCTTGTTGCCATTCTCGTAATAAGTCGAACCATATCCGATAGTGCAAACGCCAACAATGTCTTTATATGCAACTAAACGACAACCCTCAAACTTTTTAATTATATCAATTGCTATTTTCATTCTTTATTTTACGAACTTCAATCTGATTTGTTACTCTTGAACAACCTTAACACTTCCGATTTCAATCTGCCCACATTTCGAAAAGGCTTTAACATGTTCGTGTCGTTTGCCATAACGAATGAATAGAAATTTCTTAGACCGTTTACCCAAGTAATTTACGATTTCGATTGTGTCGTTGAATTGTATTGACAGTGTAGTATCAACCACCGAAACTGAAAAACATGAATCCAAATAAGTCAATTCCCTTATACGTGTAACTGTATCATATCTAATTACCTCCATTGGTACGTTTTGGCGAACTATCTTTGTTTTGATGGTAGTAAGTCCTTGAACGTGCTTTATGCGCTCTTTATGCAGCTTATTTAAAGAATCAATCTTAAACCCTAACCGATCTTCAAACTGATCTTTGGTAAGATTTACAACCCTACCCTGTGTTGGATTCATAAGTGCATATTCATTTGATTCATGCCTTTCTGATTCAATTTTATAATCGCATGCCTTTTGAGTAATTAGGATCAAGGCAAATGACAGAACTAAGATCAAGCCGATTAAGTATTTATTCATAACACAAATACCTTTCCTGACTTTATTGACCTCTTACCTCTGAAATCAAACCAAATTAATTCATAAGAATACCATCCTTTGATGTCCTCCTTTCTTTTCCATCCATTTGTGTGAGGCTGCATAACATCGACAATGTACCCATCGGGATTGGTTAGTGTGAGCATGAAATCCTTAACGTAAGGACTCCAGACTTTCAATGAATGACCAAGCGGCAAAGTATCTTGAATATAGATTGAATCCTTAACTGCCCGAACTCTATATTTCTGAGCCGAAATTGACAGCGAAATAAAAAGAAAAAGAATCGTTTTCATAGTTTAGTATTAGCCGAAACGATAGCAAGCCTTAACGCTGCCGATGCGTTTTCAATTATCAATACAGCTTCCTTTCTTTGCAGTTCATTTTCTGCCATTCCAAGAAGTTTTAAACCACCTTCTACCTTTGTTTGATGTGATAAGAGTTCATGATTCATGTAATGCTTAAAACTCTTAATAATATTTTTCATCCTCTTATTTGCTTCCCTAGTTTCGTGAGGAGTATCTGAAATGATTACACCTAAGAAGTGAAAGTGATTAAACATAAAAGTATCAAAAGTAAATCTGCATAATTCATATTTATGTCCTTTGACTTTTATCTTGATGGAGAAATTATTGCTTTTCCCGTTGATAGCTTTGTTGAACTTATCAATGTCCTCCGAATCTATAAAATCAAATATGTTACTGCCAATGGTAATATCAATGTTATTCTGAAAGAAATTGTTTGAATAAATTACTCTATAAGTAGGATCACAAACGAAGTACAATAAATTATCTGATAATAGCGCCAATCTGTCTAACATGCATGCAAAGGTAGTTATTCGAGTTGGTAAATAATCGGCTCGTATTGAATCTGTGGCAAATCTTTTACCCATTCGATTGATGTTTGGCTAACTTCTTCCTCAGTAATTATCCAATTGCCATTTGCATCTTGAATTGGATTGAATAAATTATCAGGCATGAACTCAACTCCTTTGAGTGAATCAGCTTGTTCGGGTGTAAGAAGGTAGACTATCATAATTTACACATTTCTGCTGAGGCTAGTGTTAAATGCTTGTACAGCCGTATACAAATTAGCTGCTTCTGTAAGTGATAGTCCATCTCCAATTGAAGCAAAAGCGCATTGTTTAGTTGAAAAAGCACTAGGTGTTCCCAATGAATTTAATGCCGCTAAAAATATATTTGCAGGACTTAATAAAGATGAAGCATTTGCGCTACTGACTTGAGAAACTCCATTTTTCCAAGCGTTAGACAAATTAGATGCAGATCGATTTAATAAATAAAATGCTCTTGAGTCTGTGTCGGAAAATGTAAGTAATGTATTTGAATTAACACGAAAATAGCTTATACCAACTGTTCTTATTTCCATCAGCAAATTAACATTATCACCCATTTCAACCTCTGCTGCATTTGAGTTAGTTCTTGAATAGTAACTAAAATGCGAAGAATTTAATGACAAGGCTGTTGCAGGAGATAAGAATGTGTTAGCGTATGAATTGACTCCATTAGGCAATGCGCCATTGCTAGAGAAACTCCATCCACCAACGAAGTTCAATCTAAATGCAGAATTGCTATCGGCAGCATTTACTAGGTTAAATTTATTTGTTGTTGCCGTTCCTCCTACAAAAGGATATACCGCTTTCATTTTAGTCCAAATTCCGTAACCTTTTAATGCTATTACTAAAGCGTTGATTGCGTTGATTGTAGTTGCATCACTAATTCCCGTTGCATTAACAAAAGCAACGGTTTCATCTTGGTAAATACTTCGCCCAAAAGTCCATTGTGTGAGTAATCCCGTATCTCGCCTAGTTAAAATCCTCATTATACAATTCGATTTACGTAGCCTGTGATATTGATAATATTAGTAACATCAGCAAATGCCCGAATAGTTAATGCCGAACCAGTATCAACTAAAATTAATCCCGGTATTACTAAGAAAATTCCCGACTGAGCAGCAATACCAACTACGATTGAATCATCTGGTGAAGTTGTGCCTCCCCATTGGATCGTTAATGTTCGTGTTACTGTATCGGTGTTATTTGCATACAGATAAACCTCGTCAGTTGATGCCGTTCCAAGTGTTGTGTGAATGGTAGTTCCTGCCGTTGCTGTTGCTACAACTTTAATAGGTCTGCCACTTGTTGAACCTGATAGTTTTACTTTTGAATATGTAGGCATATTAACTGAATATTTGAGTTGCTAAAATGAATTGATCGTTTGCTGGCAATGTTGCTGTTGTTGAATCCACATAAGCCGTTGTTGCTATCTTAGTTGAATTGTCTAATGCTGATTGAGTAGTAGCAGTTGGATTTCCTGTAAACGCTGGACTTGCCAAAGGCGCTTTGCCGTTAAATGTAGTCCAATCAGCAGAACTTAATGCACCTCTGTTAATTGCTGATGCTGTTGGTAGATTGAACGTATGCGTATCAGTAACACTTGAAATAGCAAAGTCAGTTCCACTTGTTCCTACTGCTAAATATTGAGTGTTTGCACTAAGACCATTCAACGCAGCAATACCACCAGCAAAGTTTGTGATAATCTCACAAAGATGTGAATCTTGTGTATGCATTGTAATGGTTCTACCACCTGTGCTATTCACAATATAAATTCTAACTGCTAACCTATCTGTTGCTAATAAAGTTGTGTAAGGTATTGCTAACGATGTTAAATATAAATCAATTAGAGTACCATTTGTAATTGCTTCAGGAACTGCTGAACTGTTGGCAATAGTTGTAAAAGTTGCTCCATCATATTTTAATAGTTCAACATAAAACGCAGGTGTACCTCCAGCAGAAGATGCACTCATATACATTTCAAAGTTCCAATTTCCTGCAGGTATTTCTAATCTATTTGGGTCTGCTACATCTGTAAGCCATTGTGATATTAAACCATTTCCAGCCTTTGAAAAATCAACACCTGTCCCTACAACTGCAGTCTTACTCATTTGATAATAAGTAGCAACACTTGCAGCAGTTCCACCATTTAAATAATAAGAAATAGCACTTCCTCCTGATGCATTACTAGGTAATGTCGCTAACTGCCCATCGCCTCTGATATATTGAGATGCAACTCCTGCTGCTGTAACTGCTAATGTTCCTGATGTTGTAATTGGATTTCCTGTTACAGTAAATGCAACAGGCATCGTTAAATCAACTGAGGTAACTGTTCCTGAACCACCACCACCTGATGTATTATTTAAGTAATCGGTTAATATATCACCTAAATCTTCTGCCTTAGCTGTTGCAGGATCTGATACTGTTGAATAATCAAATTCATAAATATTAAATTCGAAATCAGTTAGCCTCACAATATCCCCAAAAACTAAAATACGGCAATTATCTTTTCGGATTATTGTCGTTTCTGAATCTTCGGTTAATATTAAATGAAGTGTACTGTTTTCGATTGTAATCATAGCTTAACCTTCTGAACCGAAATGTAACAGTCAATGGTTGAGTTACCAACTGCGGAGTCTGCTTCTGACCAAATATTTATAACGCCATTTTCAACTATACTTGAAGTCAGTACAACACTTTCAATTGTTGGTTTAAATAAATCATAGGCAACCGCTAATTGATTGAACTCTCTCTGTGATGCACCCGTTGAATGTGACCCAAAATATAAGGTTGTATTGGTAAATTGAATGCTATTATAGTCAACTCTTACATCAGCATTTACGACCCGATAATAAAACCCTGCACCACTAGCGGCAAGACCAATATTAACAGGAACAGAATTTGCTGTTTTTATTTGTGCTGCCGATAAACTTACTTTTAAATTAATAATAGGAAATTGAACAGCCCAAACAGCAGCTCCAGTACTTGCATCCGTACAAGTGTAAATTGTTCCATCGTCCAATATCCAACGAGAGCCAACATAGAATCCCTCAGAGTCATCATTTGTAACAGTTGGAGCAATATTGAATTTATGATTAACCTCACGAATAAGTAAGCCGTTTCCATCCATTACATATTGACTGCCTGCCTCCCATTTTAACTCGTAACCAACAGCGCAAATTTGAGCAATACCTTTTGAACCTCCTGTTCCTGCATCTGTTGTACCTTCTCTTAATCGTGAATCATTGTTAAGTAAAATACCTTTACCAGTTCCAAATTCAATGTCGTTGGTAGTACTGTTTCCAAGATTAGTTACTTGCTGCAATGTACCAACACTTCCACCACCACCTCCACTTGTCTGAAGATAATCATTCAAAGTTGCTGCTAAATCTGCACCCGAAGCCTCTAGAGGAATTGAAACATCAGCAAAGTTGTATTCATACCTTTGACCTGAAAAGTCTATAAGAGCCACGATTGAACCATTCAGAGCAATAGAAGCATCTTGCTTGGTTATTATCGTGTATTCTCCATCATTAAGAATGCTGATGGTTGAACCTAAATCATTGATTTCTATAGCCATGCTGATATCTGATTTATTAAATCTATTGCACTTGTTGATGATGGACTTGTTACCTCGTCAAATCTTGGTTGAGATTCAAAGACTGTTCCACGAGTTGTAAAAATTTGAATACAATCACCATTTGCTTCCAATCTTATTCGATCAGTTCTGAAAGGTCTGTAAGTTCCTTCCTGTTCAATAATGATCGTACTTGTTCCACCTTGACTGATAGTAACCATTTCTATTGTTTAAATCGTTTGCTGCATCGTTAATTGTTTTCTTGTTTCCTGCTGCCGATATTCTAACCGATGGATTAGGACTTGAATGCCTGCAATAGCAACTTGATGTTAACCACTCTGGATAAGCTATAATCGAAGCAGGTAAGTTCATGAAATCAATAAAATCCTCCTCGTAAACCTTTGATCCATCTAGTACCGAATTACGAATTACAGCCAATGCAGCAGGATTTAATTGTTCGCTGTTATCATTCAACTTCATCACTACACCATTCGATGTAACTGTTGCTTGATTATTAGATAAGATCCTGTAATAAGCACGATAACAAAGAAATCCTTTGTATTGTTCTTTTAGTTCAGGATAATTAACAGGACTTATTTCTTCAATTAATTTATTGTACAAATCCTTTCCTGTAACTTTTCGCAAATCCATAATTTGAGCCTCCAAAATAAACGGATTGATTCGCTCATCAGGAATATTAACGCTCAATGTTTTAAATTCCCGTATATCTTCAGCCGTTATAAGTAACATAAATCAAAGATTTAAAGGATTAATAATTTGATCCACTTGTTGCTTTGTTAATGAAGGAAAAGATGCTTCAATAATTGCTCTACCTGTATCAGCAGGATAAATTCGACCAGTAATATTAGCAATAATCTCATTTAAAGAACTTATCTGCGCTCCATTCAAGGCAGTTGCAGCAACATTTTCAGTTACTACAGGTTCAGCAGTAGTTCCATCAGCAGTAACTACATCATTTTGACCATCCAATTCAATAATAGTAATCGGAGTTTCTAACAACCTCGTAAATTCTTCCTCTATAATTAAACGATCTGATGCAGTTATTTCATTATAGAATGTCTTTGCATCTTGAATTTCATTTGATGTCCCCAATTTGCCTGCTGTGGTCATTGAAAGCAATACTTGTGGTTGACCTAATGTCTGAATGATGTTTTCCTTAACAGTTCTTTCGGTTGATTCCCATTTCTTGTCAAAATCTTGAATCGTAAATGGTTCAATTGAGAAGTCAGCTTCAGAATCTTCAACCTCAACAAGCATTACATTTCCCGTGTTTTCATTGCCTTGAAATTGCTCCAATGATTCCAAGAATTCTGCCCTTGCTTGATCGGTTTCAAACTTGCCCCGGTACTTGACCATTTGAGCAGCCAAGAAGTTTGTTTTCACGTTCTTTAGTTTCCCGATCTTAACTTCTGCATCCGTGTTTATATCTTCCAATACAGGATCTAAGGGAGCAAGCGGATAGGTTTTAAATCCATCAAAAGAATACCAATATACTTGACCTTTATATTCAGTCATTTTAGCTTCGACTGTATCACCTTCAGTTTTATTGATTTCAGAAATTACATTACTTGGATTGAACACATTAAAAAACTCAATATCTCCAATTACATACTTTCCTTTATCCTTTAATTTTCTTTTATCCCAATTGTCATAAACAGCAATTCTACCATCGTGAGATAAACGAGTGTACTCAAACGGAATGTGGTTGTACCCAGTAATTTCACCTAATGCATTGTAAGCAACATGAACAGCAAAGCCATGGTAATAACAATAATCTGATATACAGAACCTCATTAATTTATCTAAGGTCATCCCGGATGAATTAACTACTTTTTTATACAGCAATGGATCAGATATTCCTCCACCCATCACATATTTGATAAATAGATTGGTAGATGATTTAGCTGTACCTGATGAATTAATCAAATCATAAACTTGCTGCGGATAGCTATTGTCATAACCATAGGCATACACCTTCTCTTGGTTGAGATCACGAATTAAAATTCGTTTACGAGTATTCCCATTTATGATCTTAGCCATTACTTAACTGCTTTTTTCTTTGTTACTTTTTTGGGACTTTCCGAAGTCTTAACAATATTGATTTGATTGACTTCTTGAAATAACATTATGTCTTGCCCATCAACCCGTTCAAAATGTCCTCTCAATGCACGATTAGAGTTGATTAACATTTCAACTTCGGCATCAGTTGTGTTCTCATTTGTTTGTATTTTCGGATTGCCAAATGCACGGAATGGTTCTTTAATTCTATATTGAATTAATCCTTTGTTGATTGTTTGAATTTTCATCCTTGTGTTTTTATTTGTTACAATCAAAGGTATTTCTTTTTCTTGAAATTCTTTTGCTAATGATCTCATTTCTAAGAAGCATTCGATTGCACAATTTATGCAGTTGCGATCAGGATTCTTTCCTGTTATTCTCGTATAAAGCGAAAAAACCACCGCCTTATTCTCATGAGTCGGTGGTTTCTTGTACGTATCGAGAATCGCTTTTAATTCGATTCCTGTCATTGTATTAAGGTGCTTGTAACGCTTCTAATGCTGTTCTAGTTGCAAGATAAGTACCACCAATCAATAATGTTTTTGGAGGTCCAGGTTCTTTTGCTTGCTCAGAAGTTGAAAGTGTTAAGTTCCATGCTCCCTGAGTGTCTGCATCTGAAGCATTTGATTCAGAAGCATTCAAGATCAAACCTGCATCAAGACCATACAATTCAAATGCTCCAAGTCCATCAGATGCTTTGAAGTTCTTCTGAACGATTGCAACAACTACACCTGATTGAAGATAAGCAAGTTGCTTCTTTACTTCTGGAGTGTTGTCAAATACTTTGATAATAGCCTCGTGATCGTATACGCTTACATAACGCTGACGAACCAATGCTGCACGAAGATCAACTGAATTGTTTTGTCCTTCGTAAGCGTATAAGAATGCGCCTGTGTTAAGTGTTAATCCTGTTACCAAATAAGGATTGGAAGGATCAGGAGTATAAGAAGCAATATCTGCTTTGTTGACAAGCCAAACTAAATCATTTGCTCCACCCACAATCGGGTTCTCACAGTTGTTTAGTACATTTTCGGTAATACCACTACATGCTGTAGGCATAACTTTTAGATTTTAAAATGATTAATAAGCAAGAGATACCATGTAATCTTCAAGAACTTTCACATCCAACTTGTAACCACCACGGAAGTTAGTTGTTTTGTCTTTACGCTCAAACCAATTGTCAAGGTCAGTAAGTCCAGAAGCAGCATCAACACCAACAGCCAAGTTTGATTTAGTTGTAAGAACTGCGCGATGTGGAATATCCCAAGTTACACCATTATCAAAATCAGCACGAATGTAACGATCTAACAAATCAAATCCGTAGATCACTTGGTTTCTGTAACGTAATACACTAAATCCTTCTTCAATACGAATAAATGATGCATCGTTTCCTTGTGTTTCAAGATAAGTTGCGTAGTTGTCTACAAGAGATTGAGTTGCAATAATAACTTTATCTGTTGCAGATTTCAAACGATAATCAGCATTTTGTTCAAGACTTCTGAATACAAGTAATGCACGATCAGTTGCTAATGCATCCTGCGCTGTGTAGGTTACTCCTGAATTTTCAGGTATTACATAACGTGGAGTTCCGATTGTGAATAACTGCTTCCAAAAACCATCAAATGCATTGTAGTCAGCAGGATTAACACCTGATGAAAGAATACCTGATGGAGTAGAATCAACTGATTCAGCAGTAGTATCATCCAACCAAGCCATCCGAAGTACATCTTCGCTCATTGCATCAGTCATACGCTCAATCAAGAAACTTGCAAAGTCTGTTCCAACTAAGTCAGGCTCATTGATTCCACGTTGTTTTGACCAAACAAAGAAAGTATCTTCTAAGTTTGTGTAACATTCAGAAAGCCAAATTTCAAAACGAACTGGCTCCCAGAATTTTTGACTCATTGTGATTCCTGCATTCAAAGGTGATGAACCACATCCGGCATCAACACGACTGATTTTACCAAGTCTGCCTAAGAATACGATTTGTTTTTTGGTTACAATGTCCTGATAGATTGTATGAAAATCGGTTACAGCAGGTTTGTTGTAAACCGCTTCCATGATCGCATCACGGATCGAACGAATTTCTTCGCCATTGAAAGTTAAGTCTGAAGGAGTTAGAATTGCCATTTTTGTCTAGGTATTTGTTTTTGGTTTGTTTGGTTTATTTTGAATATTTAGTTTTGTCTAGCAAATTCAAACCCGATAAACGATTTGATTCTTTTGCTGTTTTGTCTGTGAAGGATGTGCGCTGCGTACGATTGTAAACCATTTGCTTTCCTTCAAGTTTGTTTTTAAATTCAGTAAACAAATTTTGAGTTTCTAAAAGTTCTGCTTTAACAGATTCTAGTTCAGATTTCAAAGTTGAGTTTTCAACTTGTAAATCTTCAGCTTGAACAACCGCCTCAACGATTGCAGTAATGATACCTTCAGATACTGTAATAACAGTTCCATTATCAAGTGTGTGATCTCCATTAGGAGCAGCCTCACCAGATGCAACCATTACAACTGCATCACCAACAGCAGGCATATCAGAGTCTGTAATGATTTCAATTTCATTTCCATCAGTAAGAGTTGCAGTAATTGAATTTAGAACTGCATTTTCAGGTAGTTGATTCTTAACACCTTTGAATAGGTTGTTCATGTCGGATTTCATTTTTGCTAAAAAGTCCATAATTGTTTCAGTTGTTATTTGGTTTATTTGATTGTTTGATTTAAGTGAAGCCATTGCCATTACAGGCTTGATAATGTCGGTAACAAATCCAAGTTCTTTCGCTTGTGTTGGCTTAATTTCATTTGCAATTGCCATTAAAGCAAGCATGTCATCAACTGACTTTCCTGTTACCCGTGAGTAAAAAGTTGCAATCCTATTTTCAATTGCTTTAAGCTGCTCTGCTGTATCTATTAATGCGCTTGCATCACCTTCTGCCATTGTCCACGGATTGTGAACGAAGAAATTTGAATTTTCGGTAATAGTTCTTTTTTTGTAAGCCATCGCAGGAACAGTAGCTATAGATGCACAATGACCTTCAATGCGAGTTTCACCATCAATCCCAAGACCTACCAAATGATCATAAATTGCAAAGCCTTCATTAACCTCTCCACCCGGTGAATGGATATGAAGTACAATGTAATCATCCTTAGTTGCGGATTTAGTTTGAGCAGATACGGATTGAAGATTATTCTCCCATCCTATTTCTCCGAAGATATTAACGTGAATCTCTGCCATCGGGGACAAAGTTCAATATTGATTTACTACATTTGCTGACAGCAAAATGACAGCCTTAGTAACAGGATTAAGTGATTCAAAATATTACTCTGATAGTTATGATTTAACTGTTGGAGTAAACGATTGTCCTTTCCCCGTTGATCATTTAATTGTGTGCGATAATCCTTCAGTATTTTCAAGTGTCAGAAAGCAAACCATAATAAATCACAAGGCAAAACTATTTACTCAACTTGATTCATGGAGGCAATTGCGACCTGCACAATTAATTAGATTTACAACTCAAAGATCAAGTGTTAATCAACTAAGCAGAAGAGATTTTTATTGTCATTCAATCTGCTCTCCATTTATTGCCGTAGTTCATGCATTCTACATGGGAGCAACAGAAATACATTTGGCTGGAGTTGATATAACTGGTCATATAAACTTAGGTAAAGACTTTATGATTGAAAGAATCAGAAAAGATTTCAGAGCCTTGCACCTTGAATTGAAAAAGAATGGTTGTGAATTAAAGTTACTGAAGTTTAATCCTGATTGTGCGATTCTTGGGATTGTACCTGAATGCTGAAATAATTATCAACTACTTTTATTTTTCGACCTTGAAA